GCACCTTCTCGTAACCAAGCATTGGTTGAGAGAATGATTGCCCTCAAAACAGGTAAAAAATAATCTAAAAAAGAGGTATTATTATGGCATTTGATGTATCTACATTAGACGCTTTTAACAACGAAACCGCTGGTGAGTTGTTTGTAAAAGCAATCATGGAAGGTTCTACCATTGAGTACGCTACCGTAAAAGAAGGTATCAAGTACAAAGAACCAATCAATCTTTTTGAAGTTGACCTTGACATCGTTGATGGTCGTGGTTGTGTAACTTCATTAGCAGGAACTGCTTCATTCGCACAACGTGATATCGAAGTATGTCAGCGTTCATCTCACGATGGTCTTTGTCTTCGTGACTTGGATACTAAATACTTGGGTGTTATGCAGCCAGGTGGTTCTTACAACGAATCTTTCACTTTGGTTCAAGAGTATTCTTCACAAATCGTTTCTGGCTTCCAGAAAGCAAACGACCAGTTCATCTGGGGAGCTACTACTGCTGCTGGTGACTGTGTTGATGGTTTGAAAACTATCATCTCTGGTTCTACTTCAGGTGTAGTTGTAAGTGGTTCAGTTACTCCAACTCCGGCTAACATCGGTGATATGGTTGACCAACAGTTGTTCGCTTTGTCTGCTGATGTTCAAGACCGTGATGACTTGACTACTTTCATGTCAATCACTAACTTCCGCAAGTATGTTGCTTGGTTGAGAAACGAAAACAACTATCACTTCGACCCAGCTTCAGTTGAGAATCGCACTAACTTTATGGCAATGCGCCACCCATTCACTCCAAACTTGACTATCGTTGGTACTATTGGTTTGCAAGGCTCTAACCGTATCGTTACTGGTCCTGCTAAGCACATCGTAGTTGGTACTGATTTGTTGTCTGATGTATCTAACTTCCAGTTGTGGTACGATATCAATGACGACAAGTTGAAGCACCGCGTAGTAACCAAGTTGGGTGTTAACATCGCTTATCCAGAGTTCTGGGTATCTAACGATTTGGCCTAATCATTGTTGAATAAGATAAAAGGAGAAAGATATGAGTTCATGTGATATTACATCAGGATTTACCCTCGGTTGTCGTGACAACACGGGTGGTTTGAAGAACATTTATATCCTCTCTGGCTCTATTAGTTCAACAAGTGGCACGACCGGTTTGTTATCAGAGATTTCAGGTTCTGGTACTTTCTACAAGTTTGAGTTAACTCGCCAAACAGGTGATTTCACCGAGGCGATTAACTCTAACGTAGAAAACGGAACTATCTTCTACGAACAAACCGTAAACGCACCTTTCCACAAACTACAATCAGCGACTCGTAACAAGGTAAGAGTTCTCGCTAAAAACCCAGACATTAGAATGGTTGTTGAAACCAACAATGGTTCTGAAGATGGTGTTGGCGTATTCTTCTTGTTAGGACAAACTCGTGGATTGTCTTTGAGTGGTGGACAAGGCCAGAGTGGCACTGCATTTGGTGACCTTAACGGATACACATTGACCTTTAGCGGTCAAGAACCAGAACCAGCATCTGAACTTTCGGGTTCTTCGTTGGCTGGTGTACTCGCAGGTATCAGCGTAGGCTAAGATTTATATAATGTAATAGAGGGGGTCTTCGGACTCCCTCTTATTACTATTTAGTAAGGAACTGAATGATTTACCTATTTGCATCTTCATCTAATACAGCAACATTCCTACCAACTGGCTCTTACGCAGATGGTAGCGGATTTGTGTTAAAGTTTACTGATAGATTTACGAGAGATTCATTCTTCGCTCAAGGAACTGGCAGTAGAAACGACAAGTGGTTCAGTTTAGAAGTTGATGTAACAGGTTCTTATGTTTTAGAAACAAACAAATCATCAGTACCTCTGAAGGGTGGTAGTTACGATGTTAACATCTATCCTATTACCGATATGTCCCCTATTTGGGATGTAGAAGATACAAACTGGGAACTTGAGACATACGAGTGGGATGAAACCGTAGTCGCAATATCAGATTATGGAACTGAACCAAGAAAGTGGGCTCAAATGGGTAGCCTTTGGTCAAGTGTAGCTGGATTACCATCTACAACTGGCAACGGTATATTGACAACAACGGCGTTCGTTTCGGGGAGCATTGGTAGGACTATGTATACCTCTGCTAATGAAAACGCAGCCTATGTAGTTTATAACGGATAAGAATATGGAAAAAAACAAACATAAGTTTACAATCATACCAAAGTACGGAGAATACTACTATCCTGATGGTTTGGTATTTGAAGATGATAAAGGTGATATTGTATATTTTGGAACTGATAACAAGTTCCCTACTCAACTTATTGAGTTC